GATTTAGATATGAATAAATATGAAATTGCTAAACATAAAAAATTAGGATTTGAATTGAAAATTAATGATCGTAAACATTATTTCAAATCATTTGATCATATGATGGAAAAAATAGATCATTTTGGTAAATTAGATTTATAAAATAAAAAACCCGCGAAATTCGCGGGTTTTATGTTATAGACTGTAAAATTTTTCTAATTTCAATCCAATTTCTTCATACAAGTATTCAGCTTCTCTGATTTGTGGATGTACTTTATTCGCTATCTTATGCAAACCTTCTGCATATTTTTTAATTTCCTTCATATCACGCTCTAAAGATACACCATCAAACCAATCACTCGTTTCATTCATACCATATTTTTCTGTCATTTCAGCAATATAAACAATGTTTTCTGCAACATTTTTTAATTCATCAGCCATTTTCATAGCTTTTCTATATTCTGCAAATTTACCAACCAATTCTAACAATTTTTTCTTTTCATCACTTGTTAGTTTTTTTGAAAATTGTTGCTCATTGGTTCTAACAGGAGCACCAACAGGACTAAATGCTTTTGGTGTATCAAATGTAGTAGGTGATCTTCCCATTTGACCACTTAATTCGTCTACATGTCCACTACTCATTTCATCCGAATTCATTGTATTAAAGATATCATCTTCAATATCATCCACACCTTCGATTATTTTTTTTAACGTGATCATATGATATAAATATAAATTATTCTACAAAAAATTGCTTATATGTTAATTTTGTTGTTTCTGGTATTGTTTTAGCTGTCTTTTTCTTAGGAACTGTTGGTTTAGTAGCTACCGAGGCTGATCCTGACGCTGGTGCAGATGCCGTTGGTATATGTATAGCTTTCTGTGGAACAATCGGTGCAGATCCAGATGCAGTTGGAGGTGTTATTAAAACATTTGGATTATGTTTTACATAATTATCAATTGCAGATGATTGTTTTTTTGTAAGAGGTTTTCGCAGGGCATTACCTACTGGTGCAATACACCATCCATTAATAACTGGCCCAGTTAAATATTCATAATCAACCCCTCTAATTGTTGCCTTTTTTACAATTATAGACGGGCTACTTACCCGCGCTGTTGGTTTTTGTGCTGATGTTGATCTTGCAGCAGGTATAGGAGTTTTAGAAGTATTTTGGGTTAATGCTGCTTTTTTTGATGTAGATTTAGGTTTTGAAGCTGTTGTAGGTTGTTTACTAGGTTGTGAATGTGTAAATACATTTTTAGATCGTAAATCAGTCAATGTTTTACTTATATCATTATAACTAGTATCACTTATTATTAAATTAATTAAATCATTTGGTTTAGCAATTCCGCCTACTTTCATTGAATCTTTTATAAAATTAATCAATTCAATTTGTATTTTAGATGATGCATCTAATTTCACCAATGGATCGTTACTTGTTAATTTAGGAACTAATTTTGAAATTCTTTGTTTAATTGGTTTAAAAATACTGTGAATTTTTACAGATTTTGTATTTTGTAAATTAGGTGTAGTTCCAGCAGCCATTGATGAAACTCCCTTTGCAAGATTAGATGCGTTCGTTGACACACCAGATACGCCTGCTTTTAATCTATCTAACCAACCTTCTAATTGTAGATTATATGGATCATTCATATTATTTAATATAAATATACTTTAGTTTATTAAAAGCTCATATTTTATCGATCCACAATCCCAAATTCGATCATATCCATTGTTTTTCATATTTTGGTATTCACTTAATGATTTGTCAAATTTGGGAAGTTTATTTTCTAATGTATGTTTTGCGAATTGAAATCTGTGATGTCTTTTATATGAATTTCCCTTTCCAAAGTACCAATAATTAGGAACACCATCTGACTTCTTTATAAACCCCAGCTTATTATATAAATCTCCAGTGGACCATCTTCTATCTGCATAACTTATTATCTTCAATGGATTCAAGTCAGATATAAATGCTTTTAATAGCCGACTAGCACCTCCTATTACAGTAATATCAAATTTAGAACAAAATCTATACATCTCATATGTATTTTGTTCATTTTTACATCCATTAGAAATTCTTTGATTTCCAAATGTCATCACCGATATAAGTTCATTATTATAAAACAATCCATATTTAAATGTACTTTTATCTGCACCTTGAATATGGTATGTATTTAAAAATATAGTACATTCATCTGATTGTATTTTTTTAATATTACATTTTCTTGCAAATATTTTAATAGAATCTTTTTTTAAATGATTCCGCAATCTACTTTTTACAATTTCTTTTTTAAAAATCCATTCATCTTCGAAAATATGAATCAATTGAACACCTAATTTTTCACAATTTATTGTTTTATTTAAATGATATTTTTTATCTTTGTTTCCATTTAATTCACCATGCCAATATAATCCATTACATTCGATTGCTAATTTATAATCGGGTATATAAATATCTATTTCTAATGGATGTATAATAGTTCTATTATTTTTATATAATATTGTGTTCTCTGATAGTATTGATTTTACATATTCATATATTTCTGTTTGAAACACAGATGTGTTTTTATAACATTTAATACATTTTGGAATATCACCATCTTCCAAACAATCAAAAAATTTAGTATTGCATGATTTACATTTAAAAGGATATTCTGTATAATATCCAGTTTTTATATATTCTTCTTTAGTAAAAAGAACTTCGTATTTATCTAATAATCTATTTGAATTGGTTAAAAAATCATAAAAATTTGATTTTCGAGTAATACTTGTTTTATTTTTTATTTCTTCTGATTGTTGAATATTGCTGACACCATATTTTTTCTTAATAGCGGCTTCTTTTTTAACTTGATCAGATAAAATCCAATCTAACCCATATTTTATATTATTTGTTTTCTTAACTTTTTCTAATACAGCATTGGATTTTGTTGGGTTATCTACTCCATAATTTTTAATACATGTTGCTTTTTTCTTTTGGATGATGTTTTCATTGCTTAATCCATATTCACATCCATACTTTTCAATGTTTGTATTTTTAATTTTAGATATTGTATCTGGATTTAATTGAGCACATTTATAACTACATGTTTTATTATAACCAGATGTATATGTTAAAAATTTAGTATGTATATTACACACAGGATTACGACATATATTAACATTATTCATATCATTCATTATATGCCAAATCCTTTGAGGAAAAGTAGGGTTTTTTAGATATAATGTTTGTTTCAAAATAATATTATAATATTCAAGTAAATAATTTTTTTTAAACCATTCAATTTTACATTTCTTAGAAACTAATTTATTGTTTTTTAACAAATTTTGTGATATCCATTGTTTGATCATATAACATTCGTATTAGTTAATAATTATATTCTAGACTAATAAAAAAGCAACTATATTTAAAAGTTGCTTTTTATGTTATTTAATTTCCCCTAATAATTCACGAATGATAGTTTCTACATTCTCCCATTTATTAGATGTATTGTCTCTTATATTTATTCCTTCTTGAATTTGTGAAGTTGGATGTAAAAATGCACCACGAGTACTTGGATTACTCACAAAATCGAATGCTATTAATTCAAAATCGTCTTGAACTTCATCTGCTGCTTCTGCCATTTTACGTTTTACACTTCCTACACCACGACTACTAATACCAACATTTATTGAACTTTTGAATAATTCTTTTAATATGTTTCCACTTGGAGTTGGTAATATTTCTACAGATCCAATTAAGTCATCACCTTGCCAGTGAACTTCTAATACATTATGGCTTACATTTTGTAAATTAACTACCGATGATTCTGGATGATCTAATTCACCTAATGCTCTACGTTGTTTAATAAAATTTTCAGTGTATTTAATTGCTTCTCTTTCCAAAATTGCTTTTGGATATACTCTACCATTTTGATTTTTTGCATTTGCGCGTTGTAATACTCCCTTTACAATAAAGGGACCATTTGTATTCGCCATTTCATTAATTACGTCTCTAGTTAATTCAAATGAAATAAAATCTACTATCAATTGTTTGTTCATATTATTTTGTATTAATATTTAATTGTTAACCTTGAGGTTGAACTTGGGGTTGAACTTGGGGTTGAGTTTTAACTTGACCTTGAGGTGTAACGGGAACTTGTTTTTTCTTACGTTTTTGTGATTTAGGAACAATTTGTGCCTGCCCTAAAATTTTAATTTTATATCCCGGTTCCAAAAAATATTCTTTGTCATCTTCATCTTTTAAAACGACAACATATCTTTCGTAATAAAAGTCTATACTTACATTTTTTACATTTATAGTATAATCTTTAATTGGTTGTCCGTAACCTTTACTACCTCGCAAAAAAACTCGTTTTCCACCAATTAGATTAAGTAATTTAGTTTGAAATTGATTTTTAGAATTTTCTGTAAATGCCGCTATTGTTCTTTCAAAATTTGTAAAATCCAATCCAACATTAACTTCTTGTCCAGCCGGGACGTTTTGTTGTGCTACAATAGGACTAGAAGCCACTGGTGTAGTGACTTTTGGAGGAACATTATCTAATTCCATTAATCTTTTTAAACTAATTGCCATATTATTTTTTTGAATCAGATTTGGTATCTGATTTTTTTGCAGTTTCTCTAGTTTTTCTCCATTGACTTAGAATTTTTTGAGCGGCAGTTAATCCAGTTTCTAAATCTTTTATTTTCTTAAGACGACCTTCATTATCACCAATATCTTGTTGTGCTTTAGTAGCAGGTTTTACAATCGGCTCATATGAACTTGGTTGTTTTTCAGATGATTTTGATTTTTCTTTAGGCTTTTCTTTATCTTTAGAGTCTTTTTCGGATATAGTTCCTGTATTAGATTTTCCTACTTGAGTATATCCATCTAATCCTGTTGTTGGATCTTTTGATTTTCCAAATGCATTTGGAGTTTTTATTGGACCAGCACTTCCAGCACCTCCACCAACAGCAGCACTAGTTGATACTTCATCCATGTGTTTTTTAATAATCTCTTTTATTCTAGATTTTAATTTATCACGAAATGATGGATTTTTGCCACCCACAATTATTTTTCCGGATTTGTTTACATTATCTTGATTCATAATAATATTAAATTTGGTTTTTTATTTCTTTTATGAGTTCATATGAAAGTAATAATACCATTATTTGATTATCTTTCACATTTTTTGATGGTTTTACTTTATCTAATTGTTTGACGGTTTCTATAATTTTAATTTTTATTACATCAGAATCCACTTTTGAACTCAATTTAGTTAATTCTGTTTTAACAGTTTCTACTTCTTCGCTAATTAACGAATTAAGAGAATTTGTATTTGTAATATTGTTTATGAATTCTCTAAGCAATCTTTTTTGAGAATGATCTAATCCTTTGTATTTTTCATTAAGACTATCTACCATTATTTTATATGACAACAAACGAATATCTTCAGTTTGTTGCTTATATACAGAAATAGATTCATCTTCATTTTCTGTAATCTTCTTTTTATTAGCACTACACAAACATTCACATACATAGTTACGAGCTTGTACAATTTCATTTACATCAAATTTAATTTGATTATTAATATGATCTTCGAATAGTTTATAAACTGATGCAAATAATTTATATGATTTTAAATTTGATTTTAAAAGATCTTCGGCAGAATAAACATCATTAATTTCTTTTATTAAATTATATTTTTGTTCGGTAAGTTTTTTTTGATTCAATTTTTCTCGTTGTTTGAGAGTAATTGAGATATATTTTTCTGCTTGAATTTCGTCTTTAGTTTGTTCATTAACTAAAAAATTATACAGTTGCCATTCTTTCCCCAATTCTGTATTTGGGGAAAAATATTTGAATAATAATGTTTTTGCGGAAGAATTGTCTTTTCCCGCTAAAATATCTGCCGTTACTTGACGGGTCAGCAATTCAAACAGTAAGCCTGTATTTCTAAATTTAGAATGTTTTGCTTTTTGCATAATAGTGTATCTATTTTCCGTTAATTTATAAATATATATAAAAATGTGTAAAAATCATTTAAATACGATATTTGTCCAACTTACTCGATAATATTCGACTCATCCAAATATGATTTTTTATTAGATTTCTTTTCTTCATTTAATATCTTATTTGAATTTGTTAATAATACATCAAGCCCTTCAAAACTCAATGGTGTATTATTTGCATATTGATGAGAAATAGGATGTTTTTTTGTGGTTTTGTTGGAATGTCTGTTATTTTCTCCACTTCCTAAAGGATCTTCGCCAAATGGATAATTTCTTGCATTTTTTCTACCCGTTTGATCACGTGTTTTTTCAGCTAATGGATTTTCTTTTCCTGCTGGTGGTTGCTCTGGCGCTGCGGGTTTATCTGATGGTGGTGGTTCATTAGAACCCGCATCTGATGGTGACTCATTACCTCCCGTATCTGTTCCAATTTTATTAAATGATTTTGCTGGATCAATTCCTTCTTCTTCGATTTTCTTTAATCGATATGCTTGTTTTGAATCATCAACTACATCATTCATGATAACTTTCATGTCATCATCACTTGTGTTAAACACGTTTGTATATATCCATTTCTTACTATAAATCTTAGATTCCATCATGTCTTTTGCGACATTTACTTTTTCTTGCCATACACTAACTTTTTCCTTTTCAAATATAGTTGATGGATTAGTAAGTTCTAAACTGAAATCTACTAATTCAGCATCTTTATAGCCTTGGGCATACAAATGAACAATCGCAATTTTAGTGAGTTCACTTACAATAAATTTTTGAACACGTTGAATCGTTCTTGCAAATCGTACATCTTCCGCTGCTAATGTAGCTTTTCCACTTAAATCTTCTTCATATCCTAAAAATGCCTTTGGAATTTTAAGAGCAGCCATCATTTTATTTCTTAGATATTCAATATCATCAATACCTGTAAATTCCATTCCACTCAACGGTTCAATGCTTGTCCCACTATCATTACCACGAACAGGTAAATAAATATCTTCTACCATGTTCCATAAATTAAATCTAAGATTATAATCTCCTGTTTTTTCATCTATATAAGGAACTTTTTTTGTTTTCGTAATCAATTTCTCCATGTATTGATCTACTTCATTTGGTGGTATATTTCCAATATCTACTTTATAAATTCTTTTTTCAGGCGCTCTCATTATACGATGAATTAACATAGCGTCTTCCATTAAACTCACTTGTTTCCATACACGTCGAGCACCTTCTATAATACATTTACCATATGGTAAAAAATTACTATCACTTAATAATCTAAAATGTGCAATTTGATAATTTTCTAATTCTTCAATCTTACCACCTTCAGGTAAATTTACTTGAAATTTAATATAATTTTTATTATTTATATCACTATTTTCTACCCGAGTCACATTATAACTGCTAATCGGTTCTACCATATAAACACCAAATTCAGGGCTTACATATAGTTTTAAATAAAAATCCCCATATTTTACTAAATTACGTGTCCAACTCCATAAATTAAATTCAATATTTAAAATATCATAAAACAAATTATGTAGAATTTGTTTTATGTTATCATTTGTACTTCGAATCGTTAACATGTCTCCTAATTCATTCTGTGTAAGACATTCATCTGCATAAATATCTAATGCTGAAGATATTATAGGATCCATGTCCATTGTATCATAATCTCTAAATAATTCAATTCTACTAGCTTGATATGCTATTGTAAAATCACGAGAATAATTATTTCCTCCGCTCGTTCTTATTCTATTAAATCTATCACGAAGTGTATTTCTATCAGTAGCATATGATATTTCATCTGTATCAACTACTTTTAATTGTTTGCCCCCTATATTACGTACAATAATATCCGTACTAAACAAACGTCGTAATTTCGAAAATAAGGAACGTTGTTTTAACTCTTTGAATTCATCAGTAGGCATATAAGTATATATATATCAAAGCAACCAATTTAAACTTTCTTTTTTATCGAATCCGTTTTTACCAACACTCATTTCCCATGCTTGTTGTGCAGTTAAATTACCACTTTTGTAAACTGGATCAACAGATCCAACTCTACTAATACCATTTAACATAACTTTTGTTAGATCCATTCCTTGTTGTCTAAGTCTCAATGCTGTGTCTCTAACCCACAATCCAATACTCAATGACATTACAAGATCATCATGGTGATTTTTCATAGCTTCTGCTCTATTACCATTCCAAATAAATGTACTCAATTCATTCATTAATCTGATAGATTTAGTATTAATACTTTGTTCTCTGAAATACAATTCTAATTTAGATATTATCAATGGACGTGTCTTCATTGTTGTTGTAAATCCGGGTACTAATTTTTTATCCGCTTGATTATATTTACCTGTTAATTGACGTTCTATATCAACATATTGAAGATCTGCACTACTATAAAATGTATTTGGATAAGCCCGATCTATAATTTGTTGCAATACAGCCCATCCTATATTAGCGTTTTCAACAACTAATAAAGCATTATTATA